GTTATGGTATCTCAGTTGCAACAAATCTATTCAAAGCATTCGGAGACGGCACAGGTACACTAACTGACATGATCAGTCAAGTTCCAATCTTTGGATCTATGTTAGCTATGCTAACTGCTCCATTTGACAATACTCTACAAGCATTTCAGAGTCTAGCTACTTCGGGTGCAAGTTTTAATAACAGTTTAACTGATTTAAGAATAAGTGCAGCAGGAGCAAAAGTAAGTTTAGAGACTTTTACTAGTTTTATTTCTGCTAATACAGAAAAAATAGCAGGCTTTGGAGCAACAGTTACTGATGGTGCTCAAGCATTCGGTCGTGCAAGACGTGCAATGCGGGCTTATGAACAAGATCTATTAGGAATGGGCCTTACGTTTGAAGAAATAAACGAAGGCCTGGCAGATTACATGTCTTTACAGCGTGCTGGATCTAGAAACGAACGACGCAATATGGGACAACTTGCTAAACAGAGTGCTGAATATTCTAAAGCTTTAATGACATTGTCTAAATTAACAGGGCAGGACATTAAAGCATTAAGAGAAAAGCAACTGGCTGAACAAAATGATTTAGCATTTCAGTTAGCAAAAAGTAAACTTTCTGCAGACGAAAGAGCTAAATTAGATCTACAATTGGCTAACGCAGCTGTTGGTGGTCCGGCAGCTATTGCAAGAGTTAAAGAAGAGTTTTTAGGATTTCCTCCTATGACTAGAGAAACTAAGTTGTTCGCTGCAACTATGTCTAAAGCAAATCAGGAAATCCAAAATCAAGTAGCTCAAATACGAAATACTTCAGTAACTGTTAGAGCATTCACTGATGATCAGGCTCGGTCACAAGCTACAATTTTAGCCGGCTTGCTAGAAGGTGCTCAAAATATGGAAACTGTATTACAGGCCGGCTCATTAGCAGGCGATGGAGTAGGTAACGAAGTATTACAAATGTTGCAAGCTAGCGGAGTGGACCTAGCAAAGTATATTGGACTAACTGGAGAGAATCTTGAAAATGCAATTGAACAGGACATTAAAGCTGCACAAAACGAAAATAATATTAGAAACGGTTTAGTCCAAGGTCTTACCGATTTTCAAAATACATTGCGAAGTATAAAAGAAGCTATTGAATTAAACATTATCGGACCGATAGGAAATGCAATCGGCCCTCAGCTAACACGTTTAGGAGAAATGTTTAGCGACACTAATACTAATACATTAACGCCAGCAATAGAAGCTATCGGCGAGGTTATCGAAGAATTTACAACTAATTTAGAAAATTTTGGTATTAGTGGTGCGTTAACTGAGCTAGTTCACAGAATCGGCGATGGTGTAGGTCCGATATTTAGAGACATGTTTGATTATTTTTATCGAAGTGTTTTTGGCGAAACAGAAGAAGAGATGAAAAGTAGACTTAAAGAAACCAAAGGAACTCTTCAAGCACAAGCAGAAGCGTTAGAAGCTGAAATAAGATCTCTAGAAGAAAATAATCCTGCAATAGGATTAAGCACCGAAGATGCTCAAGCACAAATTGATGCACTTAACCAGCAGCTTGCACACACAAATTTAGAAATTGGTAGAACTGGTGAAGAATTAGAAAATGCCGCTGGTTCAACTGGTTTGTTAAGTGGAGTGTTTGGCGATCTTTGGGAAAATGTAGACCTTCCATGGGGTAAAATTGCTTTAGGAATTGTTGGGATTACTGCTGCTATAGTTGGGTTAGGCTTTGCAGCAAAGCCGGCGATTCCAGGACTACTAGCAATCGGTGCAGCATTTGCAGGAATAGGTGTTGCTGGATTTGGAATTGCAGCACTAATTGAAAGCATTACTGGCGGTATAGGCACATTAACTGATGGACTTGAGCGTATGCAAGAGCTTGATCCTGAAAAGCTACTAGCAGTTGGCGAAAATATAGGACCGTTAACAGATAATCTAATGAGTCTTGCAGCAGGAGGCATTGTTGCATCGTTCATAGGCGAAGGAACTTTTGAAAATCTAGCTAGTGGACTTTCAGCAATTTCAGAAGTTTCAGGAGAAGCACTAGCGTCTGTAGGCCAGGGAATTGAAACTTTATCATCGCCGTTGCTAGGACTTGCTGGTTCAGGAATAGTGCTAAACTTCGTAGGCGACAATGTATTTGGTAACCTAGCTAGTCAATTACAGCAGTTTGAACAATTAGATCCTGAATCTCTGCATCAAATAGGACCTGCACTTGTTGCCCTTAATCAGGGCATTGAAGCATTTACAGGGGGCGGAGTGCTAGAAAGTTTAGGAAATGCTATAGGTAACTTCTTTAGCGGACTGTTTGGCGGCAATGAATTTGACGACTTGGTAGATAATTTGAGGAAGTTTGAAGATCTTAACACACAAAAAATCTACGAAGTAGGTCAAGGACTACAAGGTATTGCTAACTTTGTAGGCGGCGATATTGATGTTGGCGATATTGAAATTGGTACTAGAGATCTAGAAAGATTAAACAGTGTTGTATCGTCATTGGATAGTAGTGCATTGACTACATATAATAATGCTCTTGCTGATCTTGTTGAAGTTCTTAAAGAATTAAACCAAGAACTTGGAGACTTTACTGCTCCGGGTAATATTGAAACTGCTGGCGGCACAGCAGGCGCTACAAATGCATCGGCACTTAACAATATCGGCAATAATAGCTCAGATCAGCAGCTTCTAAAACTAGATCAGTTAAATAGTACTATGATGTCGCTTCTTACTGAAATGCAAGAAAACACAGAATACAATAGAAGAATTAATAGGGTAGTAAGAGCTGGTGGAAATCTACAAGGATAAAAGGTAATTTAGATGAGTTGGAAAAAACATTTTTCGCCCGTACAGACTGGGGATAATCCAAACGGAAGCTATTCGCCATTCAGCGGAAGAGGCACAGGTTCCAATCCAGGACCTGCACGCACCAACTATTCATCATACTTGCCAGATGTATATGTAGGTTCGCCTAATCGTATTGAACGTTACGGTCAGTACAATACAATGGATTTGGATTCTGAAGTAAACGCTGCACTAGATATTCTAGCTGAATTTACTACACAGAAAAATACTCAAAATAAAACACCGTTCATGCTAGATTTTAAAACCAAAGCTACTAATAGCGAAATCACAATCATCGAACAGTATCTACAGCAGTGGTGTAAACTTAACAAGTTCGAAACTAGAATGTTTCGTATCATGAGAAATATTTTTAAGTATGGTGATCAATTATTTGTTAGAGATCCGGAAACTAAAAAACTGTTTCATGTCGATCCTGCAAAACTAACAAAAATTATTGTTAACGAAAGCGAAGGCAAAGAGCCTGAACAGTATGTAATTAAAGATTTTAACTTAAACTTTGCAAGCCTAGTAGCTACAACTCCGTATCAAACCAATGGTAATGTAACCGGTGGAGGTGATGGCTATCTACAAGGCGGCGTTCGCGGTATGGTAGGCAATACTAATACCAGTGCAGGCGGAGGGCGTTTTCAGTTAGATCAAGAAAATGAAATTGCAGTTGATGCAGAGCACGTTGTGCATCTCAGTCTCAGTGAAGGGCTAGACATGAATTATCCGTTTGGTAATTCACTGCTAGAAACTGTATTCAAAGTATTCAAACAAAAAGAATTGCTTGAAGATGCGATTATTATCTATCGTGTTCAGAGAGCTCCAGAAAGAAGGGTGTTCTACGTTGATGTGGGTAACATGCCATCACACCTTGCTATGCAATTTGTGGAGCGTGTTAAGACGGAAATACATCAAAGACGTATCCCATCGGCAACGGGGGGCGGAGCCAATGTTATAGACAGTGCATACAATCCCCTATCAATCAACGAGGACTACTTCTTCCCCCAAACAGCAGAAGGTAGAGGATCAAAAGTTGAAACACTACCAGGCGGCACAAATCTTGGTGAAATTGACGACTTACGTTACTTCACTAACAAACTTGTGCGCGGTCTACGAATACCTTCTAGCTATTTGCCAACAGGCCCAGATGACGGACAAGCACAGTACAGTGATGGTAGAGTAGGTACAGCATACATTCAAGAACTGCGTTTTAACACCTACTGCGAACGTTTACAAAACC